CGAACTGAATTGCTTAGTAGGGGTACCGAGACCAGCAAGGACGGGAGTAGCAAGGGTAAATAATCCATCACTTGCGGCATTGTAGTACTCCTTGATATAACGCATACGGGCTGTGTTGGGTTCTTCTTTATGGAACACCGTGGCAGCCGCAATCATGTAACGCACTTGTGGCGTTTCATAAATCTCTTTTGTTGAACGATTACGCACAAGATATTTTTCGATCAGTTGTTCCACTGCCGCATATGAATACTGCTCGTCCTTCACATGGTCAATCATGTCTTGCATGCGGTTCCAGTCATCTTCTAAGTACCATTCCAGCAGTTCACTAGTATACAAGCCAGTGGCCACATTCCGTTTCACAATCTCATACAAGTGTGGAGGATCGTATGAACCATATACGTCTTTGCGCAACATGGATAGTCGTTGTTTGCCTGCCACGTACTGATAGTTGGTGTGACCAACGTCAGGATTTGATTCTACGTCAATCAAGTCCACAATAGCACGTAGTGTGATACCGTCAATTTCGTTTGTTGTGATACCATCATAAAAATGTAACTGGGCTTTGATCTCTATCATGCTCTGGCTTACATCTGCTATGCCTGCACAAACCTTGGCTATTTGTGCTTGCCATTTTTCCAACGCTAGTGGCTCGCGACGTCCACTACGCTTTTGTACTATAATTTGCTTCATCTTTACCTAATTTGTTGTTGTATTTGCTCTTGCGTAATGCTGTGGTGGGTTTTGAAATGCCCTAGAGTGATATTTAACATCTGCTCCGGATCCCAATTCAGTATATATTTCTTTTTGTTCACTAGGACTAAATTGTCGCTATCTACCTCGGCCAACACAGCATCCTGCAGATCTGGTCGATCTATCATAGTTATAGTATACAGGATTCCTAGCCCGCGAGCAAGAGGACAATACAGATCATCGCTCAATAATTGCCAAGGGTCTGGCCAAAGCAGTCGATCGTCCCAGTGCAAATGATATGCTCGCCAGGGAGTTTGGAACCACCAGGCATTGATGGCGCCAAGTGCTGTTTCCGCATCAGCGGTGGAGGCATGTTCACGGAGTTGTGCCCAACTCTCAAGCCTTTCGGCAAAGGTTTTAGGCCACATTAGGCTAGTTTTGTAATTGAATAATAAATGGTTCCAGCAGTACCGGTGCTAGTGGTCACGTATTTCCAACTGACCACACTGGCTGCTTCGCTTACACTGAATGTTTGTCCCGGTGCAGAATTTTGTTGACCTGAATCTGACCCAACCATGTTTGTGCCGGCAGCATCTGTACCACACACAATAGTATATGTTCCAGTCCTGACAGCAGTTCCTCGCACAATGGTATAGGTAATTTGTACTGCCCGTATGTAGTTAGCATCAAAAGTAAACAAGGTTCTGGCACTGCTTACATTATCAGCCAAGGTATCAGTAATGCCAGCCACTCGCTGATATGTGCCCAGGGCCAATTGGTTGGCATAGTTGTAAGGAGTAGCGCCTGCACTGTTGTTTTGATACAATGTGATGTTGCTTACATTCATGCCCAGTGCAACACCATTGAGATTGTTGAGTTTGATTCTGGGAGTTGATCCTGATGAGAACTGTGTGGTGCGTTCAAACATGTCACCAACACTGACGTTGTTGAGTCCGTTGATGTCAATTACCGGAGTAGAAGGTAGGTTTGTGCCATTAAGGTGATTGCCCACATCATAAAAAACATTATACGCCGAACAATTGAGTCCCACATTCTCAATCACAATACCTTCTGCATATATGTTATCAAAATCATTGCCAATGATTCGAAATCCAGTTGGGCCCACCGCTGGAGCAACGCTATCGCCCAGATACACACCACGATACAATGTATCAAAAGAACAGTTGCTAAAGGTAATTCCTTCAATTTGTTCAGCAGTGTTGGTTCCGTATATCATGCCCGAGAAACTGGCATGGTTCCATTCTACATTACTGCAAACATATCCAGGAGTAGTGTTCCAACGCACACAGGCGGTGGCGGCTGCACCCGAAGTCACTGTTGTTATGGTTTCGGGGCCTGCAATGTTTACGCTTTCAAAAGAGCAATCTTGCGCCGCTTCAATGTAACAACCATCATGTGTCATGTTGGTGATAAATTTCATACTAGATATTTCAAACTTGCCCGGCGGCAAGGCTCCGTTGGTACCAATATTAGCGCCAGTTTGTTGCAAACTATCTGCAGTTCTAAAAATATAACTGGGCAAAGTAGTGGCTGTCCAATAAGCAGTATTGGTAATAGCAACACCAAGAGGAACTGTGGCGGCGCTTCTGTAGTAACTGGAACTGTTCTTTACCAGCACACCACTGGCATATTGATTTGTACTAGTCCAGTCTGGCACATAGAAAGATATAATACTACTTTCTGGGCCATCGCCATACAATTTACAGTAAGGTGGTATGTTTAGTGTGTCGCTGATTATGTAGGTACCAGCAGGGAAATACAAGCCACGACGTGTTTGTGGTATAGAGTCATTGCGACAATACAATTGATACAGTGCATTGTTAATGTTGGCTGTGACATCTGTAACACCATCGCCTGTGGCACCAAAGTCTGTGATTATAGCAATACTGTCAAGTCTTGATTGTAAACTTTGACTTACCGGAGTACTTGCACTGGTCCCGGTTTGTACGGTGTATCCACCGGATGAGCCTTGATACGTATATGCAGTAGCGGCTCCAAGTACATCGCTAAATTCTGTTAAAATTTCGGTATTGCCCACAACAGGGGCGCCTTCGGCCAAGGTACCATTACCGATAAAAAGTTGACGAGTGTCAGTTGCCCAGCCTAGTTCTGCACTGGCTAATGGTTCAGGTAAGTCTGTTCGATAACCTTTACGTTGTGTGATTCGTGATATTTGTACAATTGCCACAGTGATTGTCCTTTGGATATCACATATTTAGCATATAGTACTGTTCGACCTTTTTCCACCATAGGGTGCAATATCGATCAAATTCTGCGCCTTCTAGCACAAATTCCTGGTATTGTGGCCGACCAATAATATTGTGTTGCTCGTCTAGATCGGGCTTGACACACATCAAAATAACACCTTTGCGTATTTTTGTACCGTGTAATTCATTGTGTGCTTCTGCATAGGCACAAAGTTGTACAAAGTAGTCATCGATCCATTCGCGCTTTTTGGGTTTATTTGTTTGCTTGTAATCTAGTATGGATTCTTCGTTCAAGTGTATTCCTGCGCCATCTGTTGTGCCTGCGTAAACACTGGGGAAGTATAGCGGAACTTCAATACCCCAAAATTCACTAACATTCTTAAGTCCATCTCTAATCACAGTTTCTGCCATCACATAACTGGGCCACGAAAAAGGATTTGATCCACGCTCTTTGATAGCACCTTCTTTGACATACTGTTCAAGATAGGTGTGCATACGTGTGCCACGATTGGCGGCTTCTGTGGTAATTTGCTGTGCTTTCACTGCACCCACACGACGGCGCCATTGATTTAAGGCTTCAACTTTTTCCGGAGGTTTTGTTCTGTCAAGGATTGTGGTTACACTGGGCAAGTTATTGCCATCTGGTGTGGCATAGTAACGTTTGCCCTCTATTGTAACTCTGGGAATAGGCTGGTAGTCAAATTTTGGATTATACATAATTATAGTCAATTATAGACTATCATAGTCCCGTTGTCAACTATATTCGAAAACTTTCTCCGCAACCGCAACGGTCACGTTCATTGGGATTAGAGAACTCAAATCCTTCATTAAGCCCCTGGCGCACATAATCTACTGTCATGTTTTGAAGATACACATTGTCTTTTTGATTTACCAGTACCACAAACTCTGGCTGTGCATAATTGATAACATATTGTTCCGATGTGTATTCCTTAACATATTCTAATACATAAGCAAGCCCTGAGCAACCTGTAGTTTTTACCCCAAGGCGAATGCCAGCATAGTTTTTGGTTGTAACTAACTTTTGTATTTTGTTCCGTGCTGTGTCAGTGAACGAGATCATGCTTCTTGCGATAGTCTGCTACTGCGGCTTTGATGGCGTCTTCTGCAAGGATGGAGCAATGGATCTTGACTGGAGGGAGAGCAAGTTCTTCAGCAATTTGGCTATTTCGTATGGATCCTGCTTCTTCAAGTGTTCGACCTTTGACCCATTCCGTAACGAGGCTAGAACTCGCGATTGGGCTTCCGCATCCGTATGTTTTGAATCTTGCATCTGTGATAATTCCATCTGTGACTTTTATCTGTAACTTCATTACGTCACCGCAAGCAGGCGCACCAACCATGCCGGTGCCAACGGTATCGTCAATTTCAAATTTGCCCACGTTGCGTGGATTTTCGTAGTGATCGATCAACTGCGGTGAATAGGCCATATAATTTTTCCAATTTTAATTAAATCTCGCGATCCAGAAAGTTGCACCTTCGGGACCATACTTTTCACTGTGCCACACATGACTGTCGTACCCAAAGCTGTCGCCTTTGGTCAAGTGTCTTGTGACTCCTTCAATACTTAGCCACATTTCGCCCTGAGCCACATGTGCTTTGGCTCCGAATGGGTGTTGGTGATTACCAGACTCATGATTGGCCTCCCACTCTCGAACCAACACTTCGTCAGCACCTTGGCCCAGTGCCCACTCTTGAAATTCGTCAAATGTTAGTTCTATGTCTAGGTCTGCCATTATTGTACATCTTCCGTATGTTTATGTTTATAAGACTTTTTAAGGATCTTGAACCATGCCTTTTTCTCTTTGGTACTATCGTGTGCAAAAATGGCGGTGTACATCTTTTTTCTTAATTTGCGTAGTTTCATTGTGAGCAGGTCCTTGTTCTAGTAATTGTTCCATCAAAGTTTTGGACTTCTGTCCATGCAGTACATTGTTGACTTTGTCCATAATACACTGTGGCAGGAGCCTGTTGCACTATAACAGGTTGTTGTACAACTACAGGTGGATAGTTCCGTGCAATTTCATAACCAATTACGCCACCAATAATGGTAGGGGCTATCCAACTGTAATTGGGTCCTGAGTGATACCCATGATGATGGTGATGATGCCTAAAACCCGGTTGAGCCATTGCTGTGGCACTTAGGGTGATCAAAATCGATGCAATGAGTTTTTTCATATACGCCTCCTACAGTCTAGTATACTATATTTAACGTTTTTGGTCAACCTTTAGTTGACTGATTTGGTTAGACTCCGCGGTCTTTGTTCATGGCTGATTTGGCAGCACTTGCCACAATGTCTTGAGCCTTGTTTACTGGCATGGCAACATTGGGTTGTCCTGCACCTTTGAACATCAATACGCCTGTGTTCGGATCCATGGGTTCCAAAAGATTACTGAGTGGCTCTTGACTCACAACATCGGCTAAGTTTTGGGCAGTGATATTGATGTCCAAATCATTGGCCAGTTTGATAAATGCATCCTGGCTGATTTCTTTTCTAGCATTGGTATCGTTGGCACGGCCATTGAGAAACTGTACCAAGCCCGACAGTTGTGCTGGGTTAGGCGGTGGCGCCATACCCATGTCAACTTCGAATATTTTCATTATCTCTTGGCGCGGCCTAGCGCGGCAGCAGGAGGTTCAGCACCGGCTTCGGCAGCGGCAGCATCCAAGGCAGCATCAGCACCCATTTCGGCGCCCATATCTCCGGCAGCAGCCATATCAGCACCGGCGGCAGCCATATCACCTGCACCAGCGGCAATGTCAGCACCCATAGCACCAGCGGCAGCGGCACCAGCAGGTGCTTGTCCTGTTACAACGTTTAATGCGGCGTCAAGTTGTTGCTTGGCACCTTGAATGTTTTGTAACAGGCCTGTCAGCGCGGTTGTAGCATCAGCGTTAAATTGTGCGGCTTGGTCAACACCAACTTGGTTCTTGATTGAGTCAACTAATGCTGGTAATTCTTTAAATTGCAGTTCAGAGACGTCTTCCAACATGCCTTGCATTTTGTCCACCATGTCTTGTGCAGCCAGCACTACTTGGGCTTGTTGAACTTCTGATTCATTGAGTCTGCGCATGGCGCGACGCAAACGACTTTCGGCCTGCATCATTGCGGCACCAGCCACAAGTTTTTGTTCTTCAGGATTTAATGATTGGCCAGCGGCAGATTTCTTCAATGCGGCAGCCAGTTTAGGATCTTTTGCTATGGCACCGGCCACAGCAGGTTGTCCACCAGCCACAGCAGTTTGTGGCGTAGCAGGGGCGGCGCCAGTTCCGGCCACAGGTGGCATAGTTTCTTTTAGTCTGGCAGTCAGGGCCTGCTCCATCATTACCAGTTGTAAATATTTGGGATTGGTTTCACTGCGATGGCGGGCTGTTGTGCCGCGATGTTCTTTTAGCACACCTTGTACTTTGCCCAACATAGCACGAGTTTGATTGCGTGACAATTGGTCAAAGCGAATACGTGAACCAAAATAACTTTCGAATACTTTGGCGATTTGTTTACTTGGCTTGGGAGCCGCTAGTTCTTGCAGTTTCATTATTGAATCCTCTAATCTGTAGATATTTAGCCCGATTTACACATTTTTCTAATTCTGCGTCAACAGAATTATATAGGTCTATTTTGGGTTGAATTTTCATGTTTATGATTTCATAAAAATTCTCATGGCGTCCACGTTCGCCCACTGTCTTGCGACAGTATATATCTGCAGCCAAGGCCTGTTTCTTACGGTCCAGCACCAGTATTGTATTGCTTAAATTGTATTGGCGTTGATGATCAGCAGTACACCAACTCATGGCTATTTTTTTACTGCTGAAACTGTGTATTTCTCTGTCCCATGTACTAACACTGAATCTTGTGTCACTAGGCTCAATACAATACTTTCCAAAAACCACAATACCACCATCACCATTATCTATAATAATAGATTCAATATTGCGTTTGAGCTCACGTTCGGCCCACTGTTCTAGTTTTTGATCTCGGGTCATTTTAGTACGTAGTGAGTGACCAAGTATCCTATGACGGCTGTTAAAAATCCAATGACCCCTACTCCCCAACCAATCAACTGTGAGTTACGTGTGTCAGACATCATG